GAACGATGAGTAAAACACAAAACAAACTCCTCAAACTACAACTTGAATTAAACGCACCGAAGTCCCGGTTTAACTCCTTCGGGAATTACAACTACCGATCATTGGAGGACATCTTGGAAGCGGTCAAACCCTTACTCGATAAATACGGGCTTTACTTAAAGATCACAGACGAGTTGGTTCAGGTTGGTGATCGGTACTACGTCAAAGCGACTTCTGCGATATACGATGCAGACGAGTTCTTAAAGCCAATCACCGAATCGAGCGCTTACGCACGGGAAGCATTGGATAAAAAGGGAATGGATGACTCACAGATCACCGGGACTGCTTCATCTTACGCCCGTAAATACTCCCTAAACGCCCTATTCTTAATAGACGATACAAAGGATGCCGACACAGACGAACATCACGTACAGACGAATCAGAAGTCGGACGATGACAAGAAATGGCTCGGTGAGGGCGGGGACGGAAAGAAGTCTACGACACAGGAGGAGTTCTTAAAGGTAGAGGAAGCCATTAAGAGCGGTAAAATTAAGCCAGGACAACTTCGACAGTACTACAAGGTGTCAAAGGCTACCCAAGAATACTTTAACTCGTTAGGAGGCTAATATGGAGTTCGGAATACTTTTAATAATTCTGATTGCACTTGGTGTGTGGAACTTTACTCATGTGTATCGATATGGCAAAAAGCAGGACTAAATCGCTATCCATGAAAAAGGCAGATCGGTATTTCTCGGAGTATATACGACTCCGGGATGCCGACTCCACCGGGCGGGTAGAGTGTATCACTTGCGGGAAACGAGTTGATTGGAATGATTGCGATGCAGGACACTTTATTGATAGATCGCATAAGTCCACCAGATACGATGAGCGAAATGTCAACGGGCAATGCAAAACCTGTAACAGATTCCAATCGGGAAGGCAGTACGAACATGGCAGAGCCATAGATTTGAAATATGGAGAGGGGACTGCTGACGAATTACTACAAATAAGCAAACAAATAATCAAAGCAGGGCAAGGTTTTTATGAGTCAATGGCAACCACATATAAGGAACTCACGGCATCACAAAGACAACTTAAACGATTGTGAGAGGTATAGGCAACACATAGTAGATATTGAACGAGCGATTGAGATATTACTTGGCGATGAGCCAACGTACATTCAGAACTTAATGCTCGACCAGATTGGATGCGACCGAAAGACTTACGGAGATGTTTGGGAGGGCAAAGATATTCGGTACATAAATTTAGATTCAAAAGGGAAGCATATATGGAGTTTGACAAGTGAGTTGAAGTCTTTTAAACATGCACTAAAAATTATCGAAAATGATTAAACACTTAACGGTTACAATTACAGGAATTTTAATAGCGATGAAAATCACAGGACTGACAAGCGTAAGTTGGCTATCTATCTTTGCACTATATTTTACCGGCGCAGTAATAGCCTTCTTTCTTGAAGCCTATCTTATAGAGTATTACGACAGAGATTGATGTACTAACCAAAACCAACGGAGAAAACCATGAGCCAAAAACAACAGGTGCTAACGCACTTAAAAATTCACGGAGAGATCACTCCCTTACAAGCGCTTCAATACTACGGGGTATTTAGACTTGCTTCCCGGATTAATGAACTCCGCAATGAAGGGGAAATGATCGCCACCATTGAAACGATTAACAATAACAAGAAGTACGCAACCTATAAACTAACACAAGGAACGTATGAATTATCCTGATTCCGGCGCAGTATTTAAAAACAACTATAAAGACAATGAAAGGAAACCAGACTTTAAAGGAGAGGGAAACTTTTCCGGGATAGTATTCGAGGTTGCCGCTTGGGAACGCAAAGACAAGAACGGCAATACTTATTTTTCCCTGAAATTTTCTGAACCTTTTAATAAAGAAGTAAATGAGCAGTCAAACAATAAACCAACAAACGAATCATTCACGGTTACAGAAACAGAGGACGAACTTCCATTCTGAAACGGTGTATGAGGGAACGAGTTTCGGTGCGAAGGAGTATGATAGAGCCTTCGCCACCGGCTCACTTAAAAGCATGACTTTTTACTGTCCCAGTAGAGATGAAACCGAAAGATTGAGGTCAAGATGTATAGGATATTCCAGAAGCCGTAGGCACATCTTGGAAACAACTTTAATTGACGACAAACATATTGTAGTTAGGTATACGGGGACTCTCCCAGAGCCTCGTTAGTGTTTTGTGTGCCGGTAGTAGATGTGAAAGTTTATTACCGGATTATGGAAAATTGTTTTATATTTACAGATGTGAATGTAGGGATTCACAATAACACGAACTTTTGTATAAGCCCGGATTGTAATGCCCTACCATTGCAGTTCGGGCTTTTTTGTTTCTTATGAATACTTTTAGAAATACACTCAAAAGTAATTATACGATGCTTCCTAATGAAGTATTAGAGAATCCAAATCTCTCTTGGAAAGCGAAAGGAATCTTTGGTTTGTTAGCCAGTAAGCCGGACGATTGGGACTTCTACATGGAACAGATTTCTAACTATGCTTCTGATAAACAAGGTGCTTTGAAGTCAGGAATAAAAGAACTTGAACAAGCCGGGTATCTTGTTAGAAAGATTAAACATGCGGAGGGTAATAAGTTTGCAGGAATGGAGTGGGTTCTAACTGTTCCCGATAGTGCATTTTCCCGTCAGGCGGAAAACCCGTCAGACGGAAATTCCGTCAGTCGGAAAACCATACGACATACTAATACTAATAATACCAATACTGATAATAGTAATACTGATAGTACTAATTTTAGCCTACGGCAAAAGACTATATGGTTCATTGATTTTTGGAATCGGTTATATGATACCGAAGTCAGGTTTACAGATAAGAAAGAGAAGCAGGTTGCAAACAGACTACAAGTCTTTACCGCAGGTGAGATAGTTCAATCCATGAAGAACCGATCAAACGATGTATGGTTGGAGAATAATGGCTTCATGAAAGATTGGGATTCCTTTTGGAGAAATAACGAGAAGGTTGAGCGGTATCTAAATAAAGAAACAGAAAGGACACCATTTTGAAAACAGAACAACCGAAAAAAGAGGTTCTTTATTTTCTCTACCAGTTCTTGATGGATATTGGATTTAATAGGCAGACAGAGAACCTATCAAAGTCAGAAAGAAGGGCATGGATAGAAAAGATTCACGATCTTTTGATTGTGCATAACGATCGAGTTCCAAACAATGCAGATTATGAAGCCCTGTATTTAAAGTTCACAAAGGAGGCAATTTACGGGGATGTTGAGATCAAAGAAAAGACAGTTAAGGCGGTGTTAGTTGCTTTTAACACTTGGCTCAATACACAAGAGATCATTAGACCAAAGGCATTACCGGCGCCGAATCCAGACGAAAACAAACATCTAAACCCGAATCTAATTTACTGGACAGACGATGAAATACAGAGGCAGATTTCAATTTTAGCAAAGATTGGGATGCAGGGATTTTTGGGTAATGATGCCGGGAGGGGTTATATGGCACGGCTTGGTAATGAAGCGAAAAAACGTGGATTGGAAGTAGTTGATATAAAACTGGACACTTACAACTAAAAACTAATATCTTATGGGAATGGAAAAACAAATACAAGCGATAGTTAAACGTTACATTGAAACGATGGACGGAAACTTCGCAAATAGAACACTCGCACGAAAGATCGTGATGGAGAATCCCGGAATCTTTGATCTATCCAAAGCAGATAAAGAGATTGATAAAGTAAGGGACAAGATCAGATACATAAGAGGCGCACAAGGCTCAAAGAATAGGGATAGAGCAGGAATTGCCGGTACTTTGAAGTTTGTCCGCAAAGAGATGAAGCCTTCGGAATACATGGCTCAATTCTTGGGTAAAGGCGATAAAACGGCAAAACCCGTTTGGATACTCCCTAAAAAGCACCGCAAGGTTTTAGTCATATCTGACTTGCACATTCCATATCACCACTTACCCTCGATTGAATCAGCATTAAATTACGGATTCGCAGAAGGCATTGATTCGATCTACATCAACGGGGATTTAATAGACTTTGCTAAAATATCCAGATGGGCGAAGAACCCAAAGATCAAGTCAACGGTGGTTGAGATTGATATGGTTCGGGATTTCATGGAGGGACTTTCAGGATTGGGCGTGGATATTTACTACAAACTCGGCAATCATGAGGATAGGTGGGAACGTTACATCATAGACAACACACCAGAGTTTCACGACTTGGACGTGCTACAAATGGAAAACGTTCTTGGATTACGTGAATTGGGTATTGAATTGATCGACTCAAAGCAGAGAGCCAAGTTCGGTCATCTTTCAGTTCTACACGGACACGAGTTTGGTCAACAGATATTCTCACCAGTCAATCCGGCACGGGGATTATTTTTACGAGCGAAGTCGAATGTTTTAGCCGGACATAATCACCAGTCCAGTTCACATCATGAGAACAATTTAAAGGGCGAGGAAACCGCCTGTTTCTCGACTGGATGCCTTTGTGATTTAGAGCCTGAATACAGACCCTTTGCCTACACGAAGTGGAATCACGGTGCAGCGATTGTTGATGTAGATCAAGACGGTTCTTTCTCGGTGGATAACTTCCGAATTATTGACGGTAAGATAGTCGGATAAAATCAAAACATATCTTTACAAATGAAGCCAACAAATCAAGAAATACTCGACAGAATCCAATCAATCGAGGAGTTGTTGCTTAAACTGCAAAGGTTGATTGAGGGTGAAATGAATGAAGTTTACGAGGACGGCTTCCAACACGGTTCTTATTTCGGGACGAACTTTACCGTTGATGAACTTGATGACTATTGGGACGATGATGGAGGGGAATTGGTAGGGATATGACAAAAGAAACCGCAAGAGCATTAAGGGCAAGAGCCACAGATGTAGCAAAGAAATTCTCCTATCCAGACAGAAAGCATAATATAAACGGGGAATCCTTTAAGGTTCACGATATTATTCTGTTATCAGCCCAAACGGCACTTGTGATATATGAAAAGACAACGGGTAAAAGGGCTGTCGCTTTTTTCTACCATATTATGAAGCAGGAACGGTGGGAGTATTTCTTTCTTGGCGCACAACACATGATAAACCTGGACAAGATACCAGGTATTTATATGGAGGTAGAGAATTACAACTGGAAGTTCAATTTTCCAGATAACTCGGTAATAGATGACATCTTAAATGAATAAACAATACATAAGTCCGCACAAGTTAAAACTTAACCCGGACAACCCTCGCACAATTAAGGATACGAACTTTAATAAACTCGTCAACTCAATCAAAGAGTTTCCAGAGATGTTGGAGATACGCCCGATCGTAGTAAATAAGGAGTTGGTTGTATTGGGTGGAAACATGAGATTGAGAGCCTGTAAAGAAGCAGGATTGAAAGAGGTTCCGTATATCATTGCAGAGTTCGAGGAAATAAAGGAACGTGAGTTTATCATTAAAGACAACGTTTCCGGCGGTGAGTGGGATTGGGAGATACTGGCAAACGAGTGGGATGCAGAGCAATTAAATGAGTGGGGATTAGAAGTCCCGGATTGGCAACCAGAGGAGATAGAAGCCGAAGAAGATGATTACGAAGTGCCAGAGGAGATTCAAACCGATATTGTACTCGGGGATTTATTCGAGATTGGTGAGCATCGTTTACTTTGTGGGGACTCGACAGATTCAGATCAAGTGGCAAAGTTGATGAATGGTGAGAAGGCTGACATGGTGTTTACTGACCCTCCTTATGGAATGAGTGCAGTTACAAAAAGTGGTGTACTTAAAGAAAAATATAACAATGATATTTTGGGAGATTCAGATACAAATGCAGCAAAGGATTCTTTTAACTTGATATATTCATTATTTCCAGATTCTTTGCATATATGGTGGGGGGCGAATTATTATTCATCATGCTTACCTGATTCCGAGTGCTGGATTGTATGGGATAAAAACAATGGTGGAAGCGATCAGACAGATTGTGAATTAGCCTGGAGTAACGCAAGAAGTGTTGTCCGTCAATTTACAAAGGCGTCTGAAAAAATAAATAGGGTTCATCCAACACAAAAACCTGTTGATTTAGTTTCATGGTCTTTAAAAAGATTTTGCGATAAAGCGAAACTTATATGTGATTTTTTTCTTGGCTCCGGAACTACAATGGTTGCGGCTCACCAATTAGATCGCAAATGCTACGGAATGGAATTAGACCCGAAGTACTGTCAAGTCATTATTGACAGAATGTGTAAATTAGACCCGACACTTGAAATAAAGAGAAACGGTCAACCCTACGAAACAGGTAAATAACAGGTATGTCATTTCCGAATCCAGAAACACAATTTAAGCCAGGACAGTCAGGCAATCCGAACGGCAGACCGAAGGGTGCAAAGAGTCGATCAACCGTCATTAAGAGGTGGCTCGAAGCAATGGACAAGGGAAAAAATCCGATGACCGGTGAGGTTGAAGAGATGAGCGTTGAGGATAAGATGACACTCGCTTTAATTGGTAAGGCTCTTAAAGGAGATACACAAGCCTATAAGGCATTAATGGATTCAGCCTACGGTCAGCCCAAACAAGAGATTGAAAACACGGGACAGAGCGAAGTCATAACCAGAATAAGATTCAAAGATGAGTAAATTATTATTGGGGGATTGCCTCGATAGGCTTAAAGAGTTGGAGAGCAATTCAGTTGATTCAATAGTTACAGACCCTCCTTACGGTTTAGCCTTTATGGGTAAAAAATGGGATTACGATGTCCCTTCGCAGGAGGTATGGGAAGAGTGCATGAGGGTTTTAAAGCCAGGTGGTCACTTACTCGCTTTCGCCGGTTCCCGAACTTATCACCGAATGGCGGTTCGTATTGAGGATGCAGGATTTGAAATCAGGGACCAGATTATGTGGGTTTATGGTTCAGGCTTCCCGAAATCACACAACATCGGTAAAGCAGTTGATGAAAAACTTGGTAATGAAAGAGAATTTATTCCAAACCCAAAGGCGAATCAACAAACAGCTGCAAAAAATGGTATTTACGGAGATTATGAAGCTGTAACACATATAACGAAAGGTAATAGTGAGTGGGAAGGTTGGGGAACTGCTCTCAAACCTGCTCACGAGCCAATAGTAATGGCAAGAAAACCACTTATAGGAACAGTAGTAGATAATGTTTTAAAGTGGGGAACCGGTGGGATAAACATAGATGAAAGTAGGATAGGAACAGACGCAAAAAAAACACAAGGTGGTGAAAAGTTTAAAGGAAATGGTATTTACAATAAATACAATAATTGCGAAGAAAGCATACATCATGGCCGCTTCCCTGCCAACATTATCTTTGATGAAGAAGCGGGTAAGTTATTGGACGAACAAAGTGGTAATCGTCCAACAGGTGTAATCCTAAATAAAACGAAAGGTTGGGGTAAAAACGGAATATATGGTTCAGCAGATACTGCTATTGACCAAGTTTCTTATGGTGATAGTGGAGGAGCATCTCGTTTTTTCTATTGTCCAAAAACTTCCAAAGGGGATAGAAATGAAGGGTTAGATGAGTTTGAAGAAAAACAACAAGACTTATCCCGTAAAGAAGGAAACCCCGGTGGTGATAATCCAAGAAATCGTGGAGTGAATAAAAGAAAGAACCACCACCCAACAGTCAAACCAACTGACTTGATGTTATACCTTATTCGTTTAGTAACTCCAAAAGGCGGGACAACATTAGACCCGTTTATGGGTTCTGGTTCAACCGGCAAAGGAGCGATAAGAGGTGGATTCAACTTTATCGGTATCGAAAGAGAAGAGGAATACTTTGATATAGCAGAGGCTCGGATAAATCATGAGCAATCAAAGCCAAAACAAGCGAAAATAGATTTTGAATGAGCAAAATATATATCTTTCAAAGCCTTATGAAGAATTGTGGCGATTCAAAACTCGATACGCCTATTTAAGCGGGGGCAGGGGTTCGGGTAAGTCTTTCGCAGTTGCTCTCTTTGTTGCTTATCTATCCTATAAGCCTGGAAACAAGATACTATTCACCAGATACACCATTACCTCCGCTTCAAAGTCCATTATACCAGAGTTCGTGGAGAAGTTGGAACTCGGAGGGCTTACAAACGACTTTCATATTACACGGGACTCGATAGTCAATAAGACGAGCGGAGTTGAGATACTATTTTCTGGTATCAAGACGTCAAGCGGGAATCAGACTGCAAATTTAAAGTCACTACAAGGGATCACCACTTGGGTATATGAGGAGTTCGAAGAACACCCAGACGAAGAATCATTTGACACCATTGATCTATCTATCCGTGAAGAAAAGACGCAGAACCGGGTAATTTTGATTTCTAACGCCTTACATAAAGAGAGTTGGCAGTACAAGAGGTTCTTTGCCGAAGCGCAGGATACAACGCATATTTATAGCACGTATCAAGACAATAGAGAGAATCTAAACGAGCAGTTCTTGAAGATGGCGGACTGGACGAAGGTAAACCGTCCAGATAAATACGCAAAGAATTTCTTGGGTGAGCATTACGAAGATTCCGATCAAGCCTTATGGAGTTGGGACTTAATCAATCAAGAACCGGCGCCGGAACTCGATAGGATAGTGGTGGCTATTGACCCTGCGGTGACGTCAAATAAGAACTCGGACGAAACGGGAATTGTAGTCGCAGGGAAAAAGGGAAACAGGGGATATGTGTTAGAGGATAGGTCAGGAACTTATTCACCGAATGAGTGGGCGCAAATCGCCGTGAGTCTTTATCAGAAGTACAAAGCCGACAGAGTTATTGGTGAGGTGAACAACGGAGGCGACATGATAGAGCAAATTTTACGACAGGTGGATAAAACAGTATCTTACAAAGCAGTAAGGGCTTCGAGAGGAAAAGTAACGAGGGCAGAACCTATTGTTAGCCTATATGAGCAAGGATTGGTGTTTCATGGGAAGAAGTTGCCGGAGTTAGAATTACAGATGACGACATGGAATCCAGGCAAGAATGAATCACCAGACAGAATTGATGCGCTTGTATGGGCTTTAAGTGAATTAATGCTAAAAAATAACACCGGATGGGTAATTTAGTAAACAGAATCCAACGTGATGCACAGGCACTCGCAAGTGCAATGCAATCCAAACAGGCGAACCGTTTATATCAAGGACTTTTGCAATTTACGGGGAACGACTATCCTATTCTACAAGATGACAATCTAAAAGAACACGTACACAAGGGCTATTTATTCAACCCTGACTTATACTCGATTGTAAATCTTATTACAAACGCTTCAAAGGGTATTGATTGGGTTTTATATGAAGTCAAAGACCAGAAGAAGTTCAGAAAATATAAGTCCCTACCGAGCGAAGCCAAAGAATACCAACTCGATAAAGTATGGCGTTTGAAAGAGCAATCAATGGAGGAGGTTCACGACCCGAACAATCAGTTGTATCGATTGATGGAAAGACCGAACCCTTTGCAGGGATGGGGAGAGTTTATTGAGAACGCACTTGGCTTTAAACTCATCACAGGAAACTCTTTTATTCATGGGGTTCTTTTAGAGAACGGTGCTAACGCAGGGTTAGTCAATGAGATGTGGGTGATGCCTTCGCAGTACACAAGAATCGTGGCAGACAAAGGATACCAGGCAATCGTTAAAGGCTACACATTAGAGATCGGTTCACGCAAGGTTAGATTCAATGAGGATGAAGTATTACACTTAAAATACTGGAATCCAGATTACGAAGCAGATGGAGCGCACTTATACGGACTCTCACCGCTACGTGCCGCAACCCGAGTAATTCAGCAGTCAAACGATGCCTACACGGCACAAGCCGCACTTTTAAAGAACTCCGGCGCACAAGGTATCCTCTCGGTTGACCCGGAACACATGACCGCAGAAACGGCTTCGCAACTTGAATCCTCATACTACAATAAATACGCCGGACCGGGCAAGAGAGGTCGCATTATTATCGCAGGTGCAAAGATGGACTGGAAGCAGATCGGAATGAGTCCAGTTGATTTGAACATTTTAGAGAGCCAGAAATTCAGCCTTCGGGACTTGTGTAATATCTATAATGTAAACTCTGCCCTGTTAAACGACCCGGATAATAAGGTGTACAATAATGTTCGTGAGGCACGTAGAGCCTTATACATGGAGAAGGTATTACCAGAACTCGATACCATGAGAGATGAGTTCAATAGATGGCTCGTTTCAAAGTACAACGAAAAGACAGGCAAAACGTATTACTTGGATTACGACTTGGAATCCGTTCCCGCACTACAAGCCGACATGAAGTTAATCATGGAACAAGTCAAAGATGCTTGGTGGCTTACAGGAAACGAAAGAAGAGTTGCGATGGGATACGATACAGACCCGGTAATGGACCAGTACTTTATTCCCGCCGGGCTTATCCCAACAGGCTCAATGAATGAGGATGAATTAGACAAGTCGATTGCCGAGTATGGAGTAAAGCAGACATTCAATGATTACCCAAAGTCAGCGTCCGATAGAGCAAAGGCGGCAATTAAGTTCACAGAGGAAAACCCGAACGACTGCGCAACGCAAGTAGGTAAAGTCAGAGCGCAACAACTTGCCAATCGGGAATCTTTATCATACGACACGGTAAAGAGAACCTTTTCCTTTTTAAGCAGAGCCAAAGAATACGATACAGGCTCGTTTACCGATCAAGATGGCAATCCAGTTTGCGGTTCTATTTCTTACGCCTATTGGGGAGGGGACTCAATGCGCCGGTGGGCTGAACAAAAAATAAAAGAGATAGAAAATGCCTAACCCGAAACCGGGAGAGAGCCGAGAGGACTTCTTGGATAGATGTATTCCGGAAGTAGTTGCAGAGGGCAGAGAGCCAGATCAAGCGGTAGCGATGTGCATTGCGTATTACGAAGGGGAAAAGGACAAAGCGTTTAATATCAAAGATGAGAATCGGATTGAATACTGGAAAGCGTTCGACCGGCGCCGGATAACCTTCGAGAATAAATATACACGGGCATTGACACGGGCGTTCAAAGAGCAGTTGAGTATTTACGAAGATGCCTACACGATAAACGACTTAAAGCGGGATATAAGTACGAAACCGATTGAGGATGCGTTTGTTTCCCTTTATACCGAAGTCGGGGATGTGTTCGCACGTAATAGTTGGGCAGGATTAAAGAAACTCCCGTTTATTGAAACGAAGCAACAACCTAATTGGGTGGAGAGGTTGAGAAACGCCGCACTTGTCGATGCCTCCGCACGTATTGTTGAGATCACCGAAACGACCAGACGACAGATCAACGCAATAATCGTGGCGGGATTAGAGGAAGGGTTAGGTGTAGAAGAAATCAAGCGCCGGATAATTGGCACGACAGGACTTCAACCTTTAAATGGAACTCTGCAAGTAAGAGCC